CAGCAAAATTGGATAGATGTTTTAGAGGGGCGCGAGCCAAGTTGGCTTCACCCATCTATGGTGTATGAACCCTCAGACCCAACTAGACTTTTAATCAATGTGCCCCCAGAGCACGCCAAGAGTACAACCATCACGGTAAATTACTCTACCTACAAGATTTGCATGGACCCTGACAATACTCGGATTATTGTTATTTCCAAAACTCTGACTAAAGCCCAAGAGTTTGTATACTCAATCAAGCAAAGATTGACCCACCCTATGTGGGCTAAACTTCAGGCTACCTATGCTCCTCCTGGCGGATGGAAAGAGGAAGCCGACTCTTGGAAACAGAATGCAATTACACTTTCTCGTACTTCCACAGAAAAGGACCCTACCGTCCAAGCCCTTGGTATTGGTGGTCAGGTGTATGGTGCGCGCGCCAATTTAATAATTCTTGACGACTGCGTAACAGGCGCCAACGCCCATGAGTACGAGAAACAACTTGAGTGGATTCAAAAAGAAGTAATCACTCGTCTTGATGATGAGGGAGTGCTTCTAGTGGTAGGTACGCGCTTTGCTGCCACCGACCTCTATAAAGAAATCCGCAACCCTAAACACTGGTCAAATGGCATAAGTCCATTTACCTATTTTGCTATGCCAGCAGTTTTAGAATTTGCTGACGAACCCAAAGACTGGAAAACGCTTTGGGAGAAAACTGACGTCAAAGGCACTAGCAAAAAAGAACCTGACGAAAACGGCTTGTATACTAAGTGGGACGGTCCAGCCCTGTACCGTAGGCGTGGTGAAGTAACCCCTAGTACTTGGGCTATGGTTTACCAACAGCAGGACATTCAAGAAGATTCCATCTTCCGCCCTGTCTGTGTGCAAGGTTCCGTTAATGGCATGCGCCGTGTAGGTCCTATTAATACAAAAGCGCCAGGTCATCCTAAGAATGGTGACTGGTATTTAATCATGGGTCTTGACCCAGCCATGAGTGGTAAGACCGCAGCCGTAATGTTGGCGTATGACCGCCAAACTCAAAAACGTTATGTGCTTGATGTGTACAACATGGAAGACCCTAACCCTCAAAAAATTCGCGCTTTGATGGAAGATTGGGTTAACAAGTACCACCCACAAGAATTAAGAATTGAAATTAATGCCCATCAAAAGGCGTACCAACTAGATGAAGAACTAAACCAATGGATGGCATCTAGAGGTATCCAGTTCCGCTCACACTTTACTGGTAAAAATAAATGGGACGTAGACTTTGGTGTTGCCTCTATGGCTTCGCTATTTGGCACAGACCGTGATGGCAAACACCAAGATGATAATCTAATTGAACTACCTTCCTCTGAAGGCAATGAGCACGTAAAGGCTCTAATAAATCAATTAATAACTTGGGCACCTAACGCTAAAAAATATCAACCAACCGACTGCGTTATGGCTCTTTGGTTTTGTGAGATTAGAGTTAAAGAACTAATTCAGATGTCTGGATTTGCTCAATCACATTCTTTTAACCGCTATGCAACTCGTGCTGGTATAAACCAGCGTGGCGTTGTTAACTTAGATGAACTTGCTGCAGCACAATATGCTGAAGCATACTTATAGGAGTTTGAATGGCACTATCAGTGCAACAAATCTCAGACAAGGTAGAGGCTCTTAAGCGTCGCTACTCTGATAGAGATGCTCGTATGGCGAATGTACTATCGGTACGTCGTGGAGAGATTCAATCTGTATTCCCAGATTTCTTTCCTGAAGGTATGCCAGCACCAATGGTTGCCAACTTTATTGACGTAGCAGCAAGAGACTTAGCAGAAGTGCTTGCACCACTACCAAGTTTTAACTGCACCACAGCAAAAGTAACTTCTGACCGCGCTAAATCGCAGGCAGAAAAACGTAGCATGATTGTTAATTATTATATTCAATCATCTCGTTTACAAACCCAAATGTATACTGGGGCTGACTGGTTCCTAACATATGGCTTTTTGCCGATAGTAGTAGAATTGGATGTTGACAACAGTCAGCCTCGCATACGTGTAGATAATCCTTTAAGTTCTTATCCAGAGTTTGACCGTTTTGGTCGCATAACTTCTTACAGCCGTCGTTATTACAAGACTATTGCTGAATTAGTTGCAGAGTTTCCAGACCTAGAAGCGCAAATTATTGGTCCTGAAGGTCGAGATATGACCGACATGTACTCCATGTTGGAAATGATTCGCTACGAAGATGACGACCAAATAGTTTTATTCCTACCATCTCGTAAAGATTTAGTACTACAAAGAACAGAAAACCCATTAGGCGAGATACTTGTACGCGTAGCAAGACGTCCAAGTATTGATGATGAACCACGCGGTCAATTTGATGACGTTGTGTGGGTACAACTTGCTCGTTCTCGTTTTGCATTACTAGCATTAGAAGCAGCAGAGAAGAGCGTTCAGGCTCCGCTCGCATTGCCAAATGATGTTCAAGAGTTGGCTTTTGGTCCAGACGCTGTGTTGAGAAGTCAAAACCCTCAGCAGATTCGCAGAGTCGGACTTGATATACCGCCAGTCGCATTTACTGAACAAGCAGTGTTGCAGCAGGAAATGCGTTTGGGCGCACGCTATCCAGAAGGAAGAACTGGCAACATTGATGCCAGTATCATTACTGGACAAGGCGTCCAAGCGTTATTAGGTGCTTTTGATTCTCAGATTAAAGCAGGACAACAAGTACTATCTCAAACTTTTGAAGATGTAATTTCGTTGTGCTTGCGTGCAGATGAGAAGATATTCCCATTTGAAAAGACCGCACGCGGATATAATGACGGTGCACCATACGAACTTAAGTACAACCCAGCCAAAGATATTAAGGGTGACTACACGGTAGAAGTTCGCTATGGCTTAATGGCTGGACTAGACCCAAGCCGTGCTTTGATTTTCTCACTACAAGCACTAGGCGGAGAACTAGTATCCAAGGAATTTGTAATGAGCGAACTACCTTGGTCGCTTAACGTAAGTAAAGAAAAAGAACGCATTGACATTGAAAAGATGCGTGATAATTTGAATCGTGCAGTAAATGCTGCAGCAGGTGCATTGCCAGAAATGATTGCAACTGGACAAGACGCATCTCAATTGTTATCTAAATTTGCAGACATTATTGAGAAACGTCGTGATGGTATGGCTATTGAGGATGCTGTTAAAGAAGCATTTACTCCTGAGCCGATTGAAGAACCTACTCCAGCAGAGGCTGCCCTTCCACAAGGGGTTGCAGCGCAACCGTCCCCACCTGGCGCTCCCTCTGGTAGCCCTGCTGGAGCCCCTCCTGAATTAGCAGCAATTATGGCGCAACTGGCAGGTTAAAATGGATAAGATTGATGCACAACCAGAGTACGTCAAATTATTCAAAGAAGCAATTGATGGTTATGCTAAAGCAAGATTTCCACAAGGTGCTTTAACTACTAGTTTAATTTTAATTGCAGAATTTATAGACGCAGATAATCAATATCATCTAGATGCTTTGTCAGATGGCAGGACTCCACCGTGGAAATTAAACGGAATGCTTGCACACGCAACAGATATTCTAGTAACTTCAGAAACAAATTTTTTAGAAGATGAGGACTAATGGCAGTTAGAGAACAAGTATCAGGTCCTGGTTCACAATCAAAAAGAACTGACATGAATGTATCCAAACAACCAACAAGATACATGAGTGGTGGAACTTATGGTGAAGGTCAAGAACTAATGGAACAACAGGCTGGTGCCAGTATGTATCAAGCACCGCCAGCAGTTCAACCTGCTGTTAGTCGCAGTAACATTATGTCAGCAATGTCTGGTAATGCTGGGCTTATGGACAAGACCAATAGACCTAACGAACCATTAACAGCAGGAATGAGTTTTGGTCCAGGTCAAGATTTTACAAATTTAAATTTACCTGCTGCTCCACCTCAACCAACTTTACAATCTGAATTATCTAAATTAATACCTGGGGACAATACAGGAAAACTGTCGGCAATTTTCAATGAGATGTTTTAAAGAACGGATTTTAATTAGTGGCTCGCTTACAAGGCTGGACACCACCGCAAGGTTGGTCTGCTTATACTGATTCAAAATACAATCCTGAATTAGCGGTTGCCTCTTATCGTACTGGTATTCCAGAATCTAATTTACAACAGATAAATTCTTGGGGTAAACTATACGATAAGCATCGTGAATTGCTTAGCATGGATAATGATAAAGCAGTTCAAGAATTTAATGCTTTGGATGAAGATGTTCAGACAGCACTTAAAGCAACCTTTGACAATCCAGATTATTTAAATAAACCTAAAGACTGGACTGTTCTTGGCGCTTTAGGTAAAGGTATTAAAACATTAGTTTCTTCCCCTTTTAGATTTGCTTTTGAAACAGCATTACCTGCTTATAGTCAAACTCTTTCTGCTCCTTATAACATCACTAGAGCATTAGGTCAAGGAGAATTTACTCCTTCAATGTTGCTTATCTGGTCTAAAGACTGGGACGGCAAAAAGATATTTGACAAGAAATACACCTCTCAACTTGATGCAACTTATGGTGACGGCGTTGCAGCACTTGCTAAAGGTTTAACTGTAGGTAAAACACCAGGGCAAGTTATTGAAGAAGTTGGCGGAGTAACTCCTGAGTTAGAGCGTGCTCTTAACTTCATGCAAGAAAACCCTGATAAGTTTAATATAATTCTTGAAGACTATCGTCGTGGTCAAATTTCTTTTGGTAGAGACGTTGGAAGATTTATATTCCGTCTTTCACCAGATGCACCTACTGCACAAGAAAAAGCATTTGACAGAGTGTCAGGTGTATTAGACGCAGGCTATCAAATTTTTGCTGACCCATTAACTTGGGCTACGCTAGGTACATGGGGTGCTGCTAAAGGTTTAGTTAAAGCAGCAGGTGCTTTAGACCAAGAAGCGCTTAAATTAACTGATGATATTCTTAAAGTTAAACTAAAAGAGTTTCCTAATACAGACCCAATAATTCTTAGATACCAAGCAAGACGCGAAGCAGTTGAGCAAGTTCTTGCAAGACAATCAGAACTTGCACCATCGCCAACTCGTCTTTTAGCGCCTGACCTAACCGTTAAGAGTAATAAAACTTTAGGTTTGCCTTTATTAAATAAAGGTAAAATTTACGGTAACTTAATGAAGAAGGGCATTCCTTCTGATATCGCAGTTCCTTTAGTATTTAGAGAAAAAGAAGTTAAGGCTGTATGGGATGGTATTGAAAATTCTGCTATTCCTGGTCTAGGTAAATTACTTAAAGCCTTTCGTGAAGGCGATGATGTAGTTAAAGCAAATGTTATGGATGACATTGGAAGATTTTATCCAATGTATAACAACGACGCTATTATTAGAGAATTTGCAGAAGGTGGAATTGAAGACGCTTTTACTGCTGGTAAATACTTTACAGATAGTGAACATGCTTTAAGTCTTTTTAACGCTAAAAGCAATAGCATGATTTTTTACACATCTAACAATGTGCTTACTGCAAACAAGAGTTTACGGTTCCGTCAAAACTTTAGACTTAAAATAGCGGAAAGATTTAACACTCGCCAACCAGTTTCAGAAGGCGATGACTTATTTGAAGTTTTAAAGCAATCTGATAAAAGTCTAGATGCTGCTTACATAGCAGGAAGATATCTAGAATCAGGTCAAGAAGTTGATAAAGTAGCCAAGAACATTGCTGATTTAAGAAATACAGACCCTTTATTTAACTTGGCTGCTACTAAGATGGCAACCTTTAAAGAAAGAGTTGGTAGGTATTTTTCACGCCATCCATTAAGTCGCACAATATATACTGATGATGATAACGTATATAAAAGTTTACCTGCTTTTAGAGATTTAGCAAAACTTGTACTTCCTGATAAGCAAGCAAAAATTCTTACTCAAAGATTTGCTGACTTAAAAATGAATGATAGGCGAGTAATGCTTCGTGCATTACATGCAGATGTTTATCACAGTAGTGGTTTAGGTGCTATACCAGGCGGCACTGACATTATTCAAGGTATACTTGACGACACCTTTGGTTCACTTGGCTTTATTTCAGGTCAAAGTTTAGATATTTCTAAAGGAATGAAGTTAAGCAATTCATATAAACAATCAGTAAGTATTGGTGCTGACTTTGATACAGCAATTTCTAAAACACCTTCTCAACCATTTCAATTTACTAGTAACGTTAGCCAGCCTAAATTTGTTGAAATAGCAAATCTTCTTGGCGAGAATGCTTTATCTAAAAAAGAAGACGGCGCTAAAGTCTGGAATGCTTTAAGAAGAATGGGTGCTATTACTAATAGCCATGCTGTTAGCACCGTAACTAATACTTGGACAATTGCAACGCTGGTTCCTAAACTAGGTATTAGGGCTGTTGTAGACGAACTCTTTTTATTTTCTTTATATGCACCTTATGAAATAATTGGTAGTTTTGTAGGGCGTGCACGCAAGGCTGTTAAAACTTTGGCTATAGCCAGAGGAAGTGCAGAGGGTTTATCGTTCTCTCAAGAAAGATTTTTAAAACTACAAGATAAGATATCTCCTGAAACTAGACGTGCTATTGAAGATTTAGCAGCAATAGAGCATCCTAAAGACTTTGTAGCCCAAAAAGATTTCGTTGTTGAAACCATAATAAATGAAGCAATAAACGAATTAAGAGCGATACCAGGTTTTACAAGCAATCTTCCTAGCCCAATGGTGCTTGATAAAATGGATAAGAAATTCTTATATGCTCTAATGCGCTACAACCCTATGGGATTAGATTTAGTAACATCATCTCAGGCTAGAAATGCTGCTCTTGGCGGTAAGGCTATTGATGTAACTCAAGATGTGGTTAGCGAGCAAGGCTATGATGCTTTCTTAAAAGCAAATGGTTTAGTTAAAACCCCTAAATTACAAATCCTTTCTGAAAGTGCAAGCAGAAATCAAAGAATTGCTGGGCAGTTTGATATCGTTTCAAAAAGATTTTCAAACGATTATAGTCTTTTTGTAGGCAAAGGAACTAAGTTAGACCCAAGTAGTCTATTTGTAAAGCATAATGGATTAAGAACTCAAGAAGATTTTATTAATGCTGGTAATGAAATTGTTCAGGCTTTTGATATAAAACTTCCAGAAGGCAAAGATTTCATTGATGCGGCAGACGATATTACAACAGGATTGCTTACTAACCCAGAAAAATTAATGGGTCCAGGAACTCCAGTTAGAAAACTCTTAGAATCTTTAGATTCATATCCTGCATTAAAAGGCACCAAGTCTGATTATGAAATATTTACAGACTGGTTGCAAACGCATTTACTAGATTTACGTAAATCATTTCACGGTTCTTCTAGATTTGAAGTATTTAACGAATCGTTGTTTAAAAAAGTTTCATCTTCTAAAGGTAAGTTTAACTGGAGTAGACTTCCAATGGAAGAATATGACGAATTAGTTGGTAAGTACGATATTAAAGGTGAATTAGCCGTACCTTTTGCTCCAGGTCCTGCTAGTATTACAGAAGCAATTGCTGAATATGGCAATAGAGCCTTTGAATTGATGGACCAACAAGTAACTTCTTACTTTCGTACGCCAGCAACTATGGCTTTCTTCTTAACTACTATGCGTAACTTTGAAGAAGGTGGATACTCAAGGCAGTTAAAAGAAGAATTGCTTGCTAAAACTACTGCTGCACGTTTAGAAAGCACAAAGTTAGGTAAACTTAGTAAAGAAGATGCAATTGCTTTTCAAAGACATGCGGATGATTTAGCAGAACGTAGGCTATCTGAGTTTGCTATTCAAGATGCTTTAAATAACATCATGAAATATGCAGATAATCCTGAAGTACGTACTTCATTGGCTTGGAATCTACGTAATGGTTCACGTTTCTACCGTGCTACTGAAGACTTTATTCGCAGATTTTACAGATTAAAAGAACATTCTATTAAAACCATTATGCGTATGCGTTTAAGTGCGCAAGGATTGGCTGCATCTGGATTTATTCATGAAGATGCTAAAGGCGAATCCTATATGGTTATGCCAATGGATGACATGATATTCCAAGTTGTTGATAAACCATTAAGAGTTTTAACTGGTGGTACTGCTGGATATAATCAAACTTTAGTTGGAGACTTTACTCTTAAACTATCTCAAGTAAACCCATCATTCGGTCCAGATGCTACGACTCCTACTCTTTCTGGTCCGTTAGCCAGTATGAGTATTTTATTAGCCAAGTCTGTATTAGGTGGATTGGGACCTAATGGTCGTATTGCTGCAGATAGAATTGATAATGTTCTTCTTGGTGATATTGGAGATAACTTAACTTTACGTCGTGCTATGGTGCCTGCATCTTTAGACAGACTATGGCGCATGACAACAAGTAATGAAAAAGATAGGCAGGAAGTATCTGCTCTTCATCAAGTAATTGCCTACAATGCAGCACATGGTAAGGGATTGCCAGTAGATGCTACTCCAGAAGAACAATATGAATACGTAAAGAACCTACGTATATCAGGTCATAATGTAGTCTTTATGCGTAATCTTCTTGGGTTGCTACCAATTCCTTGGTCGCCAACATTAAAAGAATCTAAAGACCTACCTAACTTCTTAAAAGAAGTAGGTATTACTAGCGTACGTCAAGAGTTCTTTGATATTTATGAAGGTGTTGTAAACAACTCAAACCCAAGATTAGATGACCCATATGAAGAAGCGCTTGCTATCTACATAGGTAAGAACCCTAATAAACTTGTTTATACCGTATCTCGTGCTGAGAAAACACAAGAGATTGCTTTCAGAAAAACTGATGAAGTTAAAGACTGGTACATTAAAAACGCAGATTTAATTGACAAGTATGGTGATGCAGCATGGTTAGCAGCACCTAACGTAGGTGAGTTTAGTGCATCTGCATATGGTTGGTTTGAAGCGTCAGGTCTTATTGATAATAAAGACTTTGAGACTTATCTAAAAGAAGTTCAGATTTCTATTGACCGTCAAACTTGGTTTGATATTCAAGACGAAGCAATGGATAGAATGAACTCTACGGCTAATCCATATGAGCGTCAAACTATTGCTGACAATATGCAAATGCGTAGACAAATGCTTCTTGTTCAAAACCCATTACTTAAGACTTACTTAGAGTCAGGTGGTTTTGGTGTTGAAAAAGAAAGAAACATGGCAAGCATGCTAGGCAATATGTTACTTGACAAAGATGTAGAGATGGACGCAAAGACCAGAGAAAGTCTTAATATAGCATTTCAATTAGCAAGCAATACCACTTCTAAATTAGAACTTATGAGAGGTCAAGATGCTTCATTTAAGAGAATCATTCGTGATGAAGCAATCGCAGACTTAGATAATATTGCTAATATAAACTACACAGTTCGACAAGCAAACAGAGCAATCTTTGTTCCAATCCTAAAAAGTTTAAGTAGAGATGAGCGTATAAGTTAATGGCTGACGAAAAGACACCAACTAGATTAGAGTTAATATATGATGCTGATGCAGGTGTTTACAAAGCAAAACTACCACGTTGGTTGCTTGGGGCAAATCCATATCCTGCATTAAAGGCTTTTTCTTTTACTGAAGAAGACATTCGAAATATGCCAGGTCTTAGTTATATTAAAGAAGACAATAAAATCATTGGCGCTTATGTCCAATTTAGTTCTGCAAATGATTATGCTCAAGAAAATCAATCACAAGAAAAACCTTCAAAAGAAGAAATTACTCCAGAAGAAGCCCAACGCATACGTGAAGGTGAAGAATTACCTGACCAAGAATATGCTTACCGTCAAGGCAGACTTGTCACTGAAAAAAATATAGACGAGTTTGTACAGATTGACCCAGTAACTAGACAAGTGAATTTTATAACTGCAGATGCTCCAGGTGCTGGTGTCTATGGTGGTACTGCTGAAGGTGGAACACCATCTCCTAGATTCGCAGTTATTATTCCTAGGGAATTTGGTGTTGGTGGCGGACCCTCAGCCACTGGTGCTATGGTTTACGACACTACTGTTGTTCAAGAAAGTTTTATTAAGAATTTAACTGCTACTGATAAACTTGCTGAGTTTAAGCAATTGTTAGCAGAAAAAGGTTTTTATACTTTAGCAGGTTTTAAAGATTTTGAAATACAATCTAGTTTACGTCAAGGAAAAAGTCCTGACGAATTTTTTGGTATTGCTCTTGATAGATATCTTAGTGAACTAAGCCAGCAGAATTATAATAATGTTAAACAAGGCTTAAATCCTTTTGGTATAGACGATTATATTCAAACTGTTCAGCAAGACTTTGATGCATTGTCTGCTTATGTTCCATCAGATAGAGAAGCAGAAACAGTTCTTAAATCTACTTATTCTCAGTATGTAGGAAGAATGCCAAGTGCTGAAGAAATACAGGCTTTTAAATTTGCACTAGAAGCAGAAGCAACTGCCAATCCTAGAAGAAGTGCTGTTGATATGGTTACTGGCATGGAAACTACTTACGAAGGTTTTACTGCTGACCAATTAGAATCTTTTGCTTCTGAGTACACGCTAAGCAGACCAGAGGCTGAAGAATTTGGTGCAGGTCAAGGCGGTTTGAATGCTATATCAAATGTGTTTGAAAGAATTGCGAATAAAGCAAGACAAGAAGTTCAAAGCGTTGTCAGACCAGGAAGTCTATAAATGGTTTATAAAGAATCTGAAAAGAAAAAATTTGCAATAGAAGTTCTTAAAGGTATTGGCGCTCCAACCTCTAAAGCAAATGTTGATATGCTTCTTAAATGGATGGAAGCGGAAGACTCTCGCACTAAACAACAGGCTGGTTCTGATGTTCCAGTTGCTATTGAAAGATTTAATCCTCTTAATACTACAAAGCGTTTATCTGGAAGCGCTGCAGTAAATGAAGTTGGAGTTCAAGGTTATTCAGATTTTGCAACAGGCGTTCGTGCTACGGTAGATACTTTAAAATTAAACTATTATACAGATGTTGTTAATCAGTTAAAGGCTAACACTGGAGGATGGGAGCAACTTAGAAGTACAATTGGTGCAAGCCCTTGGGGAACCTTTAAGCAATACGCTGGAACAACTGAACAAGAAGCAGGGCGTTTATTTGAAGTAACTAAAAAAATGGTTTCTCGTGCAGCAATGGTTGACCCTGAAATACAAAAGATACTTCGAGATTTTAAGACTAGTGGCAGACAAGGTCCAGACGCTGAAGCAGAATTAGAACTTGCTATTGAAAACAGTAGATGGGCTAAAGGTGTATCCGACAGAGTTAGGGCTGGAGTTTCATCTACCCTTGCATTGGATGAACCTACTTACCAAGAAGAAGTAGCAAACGAAAAAGAACGTATTCGTTCATTAGCCACATACTATGGTGCTGAATTTGATGAAGCAACTTTAGATAACTTAGCGCAAAATACTATGTTGCTAGGTTGGAGTGATGAAGAATTAACTGATGCTCTTATTGGTAGCATTGGCTTTGGTAAAGACTACATTAAAGGACAAGCAGGTCAAGCCAGCGAGCAAATACTTAAAGGTATTAGAAACAATGGTTTTGATATAAGTACTGGAAGTCCTGAGTTTGTTAATTATGTAAAGCAAGTAATGGATTTAGGTGGACCTGATAGCCAAGCAGGTAAAGCAGCATTAAATGACATTGTTGGTAATTTTAGAAATCAGGCTTCTCAACTTTACCCACAGTATAAAAATCGTTTTCAAGAAGGTGCAAACCTTTCTGATATCTTGAGTCCATATAGAACTGCCGCAGCAACCTTGCTTGAAGTTCCAATAGATTCAATTAGTTTGCAAGATAATTTAATGCAACAAGTATTGCAATCAGGAGAAACACTTAACCTATTTGATTTCTCAAAGATGGTTAGAAAAACTGACGCTTGGCAATATACGTCAAACGCTTGGGATACTATTCTAGGAAGCCTTGAGGGTGTACTAGAGGATTTTGGATTTAAATTCTAATGACTGTCGGACCAAATTTTTTAAATGAGTTAAAAGGAATACCATCACCTGTTTCTAGACCTCCAGTTTCTACTGGTTATTTAGGTGGTCCATCCAAACCTTCTACTAAAAAAACAAAAAAAAGCAAAGATGAAGACAGTACTACTACACCCACAACTACACCTACCACTACAACAGGTGAAAGCGAAGCAGATAGATTAGCAAGATTACTTGAAGAGCAAAGACGCTTGGCTCAAATGCAGCGTGATGCACAAATTGCAGCACAGCGTCAAAGCGCTTACGATATAGCAAGAGAATTAGCAAATGCTTACGACATAGGTGAAGGCATTGTAGATAGAATTATTAATCTTGTTAAAGATAAAGGTTATACGGCTACTGCTGTAAGACTTGCTATTCAAGATACTCCTGAATATAAAGAACGTTTTAAAGGTATTCAACTTTATAATCAAAACTTTGCTTCAGATATTGCAGCAGGTAAAAAAGCAGCAGCCTTAACACCAGCAGATTATATTCAGGCTGAAAAAGATTATCAAGAAATCTTAACAAGATATGGTTTAGGTAATCTTGCAACAAGAAACACATACGCTACATTAATTGGCGGAGATGTTTCTGCTGCTGAAGTAACTGACAGAATTACTAATGTCTATGACAAAATTAGAAATGCTGACGAAGTATTAAAATCTCAATTAGCAGATTACTTCCCAGATTATAATGAGTCAGATTTTGCTGAAGTGCTATTAACTGGAACTAGCCCAGAAGACATGGCTAACAGATTAAAGAATAAACTTTCTGCAGCAGAGATTAGTTCTGAGGCTTCTCGTGCTGGCTTAGGACTTGATGTTCGACGTGCTATGGAACTTCAATCAATGGGAGTTTCTAGAACTCTTGCTCGTGCTGGATATTCAAAGATTGCAGAACAACAAGCACGACTAGGAACATTAGGTGCTATTTATCAAACTGATGTTACAGATTTACAAACAGAATTAGAAGCGGAACAGTTCCAAGGGTTGGCTTCTGAAAGACGTAAAAGACTAACCGAACAAGAGAAAGCATCATTTGCAGGAAGCGCTGGTGTAACTCAAGTTTCGCTACAACAAAGAACTGCTGGACAGTTCTAATCCATAGACCACACACAGACCAACCAGCCCTGTGGTGAGTTCAAGACTGGTAGTAAGAGCCATATTCAAATCCCCAATTGAATGTGCGGCTTACGCAAACTACAACGATGGGAGATATTGCGATGAGCAATGTTTATCAGGACTTTGATGAAGAAGAGTTAGAGTCCAATGAAGATGGCGGAGATTTAGTTACTCAACTACGTCGTGCCACTAAAAAGAAAGACAAGCAGTTAAAAGAATTAATGGATGAATTAAGTTCATTAAAGACTGCACAAAGGGCTAACTCTATCAAGTCAGTCCTCTCGGAAAGAAATCTTAATCCAAAGATTGCTGCTTTTATTCCTGAAAGTATTGAGGCTTCGCCTGAAGCCGTAGATGCTTGGCTGGAAGAGCATGCAGAAGTATTTGGGCTACAGGTACAAAAGCAGGAGCAGGCTCCTGACTTGGCTGCCTTACGTCAAATAGATACGGTTGCTGCAGCAGCACAGGTACCAGTTGGTATTGATGACACTCTTCTCCGAATTGACCAGGCAACCAGTGCTGAAGAAATTATTAACATGATTTCAGGAGCACAATCGTAATAACTACTAACTAAGGAAACCATATAAATGGCTAATGCATATACCGCTCTTTCTGGCGGCACTGCTGCAACCAACGGTGGTCTTGGTGGCGGTGCATATTCAAGCAACGACAACGTAGGTACCTTCACTCCATCTAATGGAGCAGGTCTCGTTCAAAAGGCTTACGACCGTCTCGTTGAATTTGCACTCCGCTCACAACCATTGTTGCGTTCAGTCGCTGACAAGCGTCCAGCAAGACAAGCAATGCCAGGTTCGTCTGTAGTCTTTCAGATTTACAACGACCTAGCAAAGGCAACCACTGCTCTATCCGAGCAAGTTGACCCTGATTCAGTAGCGATTGGTAGCCCAAGTGCCGTTACCGTAACTCTTAACGAATACGGTAATGCTGTACTAACCACTCGCAAACTACAACTATTCTCACTAGCAGATGTAGACCCAGCGATTGCAAACATCGTTGCATTCAACATGGCAGATTCCATTGACGAACTAGTTCAAACCGAACTACGTGGTGGAACCAACGTCATCTATGCAACTGGTGGAGCAAGCACTCCTGCTGCAACCAACGAAATTGCTGCAGAAGATGTTATCTCTGCTGCTGATATTCGCAAGGCTGTTGCCAAGTTGCGTGCAGGAAAGGCTGTACCTCGCAAGGGTAGCCTCTACTGGTGTGCAATTCACCCAGAAGTTTCACACGACCTTCGTGCAGAGACTGGTTCAGGTGCTTGGAGATTGCCACACGAATACCAGAGCAATGCTGAAATCTGGTCAGGTGAAATCGGAACTTTTGAAGGTGCTTACTTCATTGAGTCCCCACGCTTGTACAACGCAACCGATGGTGCTTCATCGGCTCGTGCATTCCGTACTCTACTAGCAGGACAACAAGCATTGGCTGAAGCCGTTGCTGAAGAGCCACACGTAGTAATCGGAAACGTAACCGACAAGTTAATGCGTCTACGTCCAATTGGATGGTACGGCGTATTAGGTTGGAAGCGTTACCGCGAAGAAGCCTTGTACCGTATTGAATCTTCTTCCAGCATCAACGCTGCTTAATTGATTCACTCGTAGCCCCTGCACACACCATGTAGGGGCTACACTTATTAGGAGTTAACTTGCCATTATTTTTTCCACCAACAGTTGAAGAAGCCCCAGCAGGCTTTGGTCTGTTCTACAGATACAAGCACACTAGAGGTGTAAGTGTTTTAAAGATTAGTGGAACATATGTAACTAGGCGAGTTCCATCAACAGACGAGATAGAATCTGCTAGTGAATACTATGCAGGGGGACATGAATATGAAGTTTCTGAAGCGACAAAAACCTCGCTCATTGATGCTGGCATCGGTATTACGGAGGCTAACTTCGAATGACCGCACTAGAAGTTATCGCAGTAGCGACAGCAGTACTGGGTTTGATTGTACTTGTTGGTCGTGTTTTTTCTCCAATAGTAAAAAGAACTAAAGACATATCTGATTGGTTAGAAAAGTTTAGAAGAGATTGGGAAGGCGAAGAGGCTGAGCCAGGAAGAGCAAGAGTTCCTGGAGTTATGGAAAGACTCAATCGTCTTGATGGTGAACTATCACATAATGGTGGCTCATCACTTAAAGATGCAGTACAAAGAATTGAAACGACTTTAAGTGTCATAGAAGAAAAGATGGGGAACGATGGCGTGCAGAAGCGGATGCCCAACAAAAGACCACGCAACGTGGGGAGAGTGTCTTAAGGCAGCCAACCTAAGAGTTGGTTGGGCTAAAAGTGCATCTGGTCTTGACTTGACTAAAGAAAAAAAGTGGGACAATGAACTTGCGTTATATAGAAGTGCTAGAGCACAAGGCATTCAACCTGACTCTACCAAGACTAAAGATATACGCAGGGCAATAGATATATCAGAAAAAACAGGCACAGCCTACGGTAATCAATAAGGAGCAATATGTACGGCAAGAGTATGGGTAAGAAAAAAATGTCTAAGAAGATGGACATGATGAAGAAAAAAGAAATGCCAAAGAAGTCAATGAAGAAAATGGGTAAGAAGAAGTAAATGGCTAAATCAGCAAAGCATCCTGGATTCAAGGCTGTGCAAAAGAAGATTGCTAAGAAGCAGAGTATCCCAATGGAGCGTGCTGGTGCAATCTTGGCAGCAAGTAGTCGTAAAGCATCTGCTGCAGCCAAAAAGAAAAACCCAAGATTAAAGAGAGTTAAGGGAAGTTAATATGTGCTCAACATGTGGATGCAATTACGCAAACTATAACCACGAAAATATGGGAATGAAAGTTCCAATGAAACCAACAGGAAGTAATCCTTTACCATTACAGAATGGAAAGATTCCTGCATCAAAGTCAGTTAAAGCAACACCACGGAAGCCTAAGAAGTAATGGCTAAAGACCCAAGACTCAAAAGGGTTGGGGTCTCTGGTTTTAATAAGCCAAAGCGGACTCCTAGCCACCCAACTAAATCACACGTAGTTGTAGCCAAGGTTGGCGATAAGGTTAAGACAATCCGCTTTGGACAACAAGGTGTTACTGGGGACAGAAAGCCAACCGCAAGACAAAAGTCTTTTAAAGCACGTCATGCTAAGAACATTGCTAAAGGTAAGATGTCAGCAGCATATTGGGCAGACAAGGTGAAATGGTAATGGCTAAAGCATTTTGGGATAAAAAGAATCCAAAGAAGAAATCAACAAAACTTACACCAGCACAGATTAAGGCTGCTAAGACTAGAGCCAAGAAGGCTGGCAGAAAATATCCAAACCTAGTAGATAATGCTGCAGTAGCAAGGAAATCTAAGTGACTACATTTAACGAACTAGTAGAAGAAGTTCTTATTAATCTTGAGGGCTTTACCCTACGTCAAGACAGAACTACATATCTTACTGCTGGTATTAATTCAACAGACCTATCTATTGCTCTAGCCAATGGCGAGAACATAGGTAAGGGTGTTGTTGAGATTGATGAAGAACTTATACATTTAGATTCTGTTGACCGTACTGACCGCTCTGCAGTCATCTCACCATTTGGTAGAGGATATAGGGGAACAACTGCAGCAAGCCATGACACTAATGCCAAAGTTACTTTTGCCCCAAGTTTTCCTAAGTTATCTGTTAAGCGTGCAATTAACGACACCATCAAGGCTGTCTTTCCAAATATCTATGGTGTTGCTTCTACTACCTTTACTGCTAACCCTGCTCAAACTACATACTCTTTACCAACCGCAGCCGATACAGTTCTTGCAGTAAGTTGGGATTCTGTTGGTCCATCAGGTGAATGGATTCCAGTTCGTAAGTGGCGTCATGACCCAATGGCAAGTACATCTGAATATGCAAATGGTAATACCATTAGTATCTATGATGGAATAGTTCCAGGAAGAACTGTTCAAGTTGTTTATGGTAAAGAACCAACAGAACTATCAAGTGGTTCTGATGTATTTACTACAGTTACAGGTTTACCAGCATCATCAAGAGACGTGATTGTTTATGGTGCTGCATATCGTATGGTGTCATTCATTGACCCAGGTCGTTTGAACTTTGTCGCACCAGAGGCAGACCAGAACGACAGCACACGTCAGTTCGGTTCTGGTACGAATACTGCCAGATACTTGCTTGCTTTGTACCAACAAAGATTGCAAGAAGAATCAGCCAAGCAAAATGGCAAACATCCAGTCCGTGTTCACTACACAATATAAGGTAGCCAATGTCTAGAAAATTTTCCAGCGTATCATTAGAGACAGATGTCGTAGGTTCGCTAACAACTGTTGCAACCAGCATTGACGTTGTCTCTGCGAGCAACCTACTAGGTGGTATCAATGATGCAGATGTATCCGCATCTAATGACTTCATAGTAGTAATTGACCCTGAAACATCTAACGAAGAAATCGTAAAGGTAACTGCAGTAAGTGGTAATACCTTAACAGTAACTCGTGGTTACGATGGCTCTACAGCCAAGACTCACACCTCTGGAGCCAAGGTTCGCCATATGGCTATCGGTGAGGACTTAAGGCTTGCAGCAGCCCACAGAGCCGCCTCAGCAGCCGTACACGGCTTGTCTGGGACCGTTGTAGGTACCACTGATACCCAGACCCTAACCAATAAGACTTTGTATGACCCAGTCATTACTGGCACTGCAACCAACAATGGAACTATTACAGGTGGAGTTATTAATGCTGCCGAATTGCAGGTTGCTGGTGATGATGTAGTAACTGAAGATGGTACTCAAACCTTAACTAACAAGACTATCGCCAGTCCATCAATTACTGGAGATGTAAGCATTGGCGTTGGTGGAAGAATCTTCTTTGAAGGTTCAACAGATGATGCTTTTGAAACAAGACTTGAAGCACTTAATCCTACTTCAGATAGAATCATCTATCTTCCAGATAGAGGTGGAACTGTAATTACCACTGGTGATTATGGAACTGTTACCAGTACTATGATTTCAGATGGAACTATTAACAATGTCGATATTAATTCATCTGCCGCTATCGCTGCTTCAAAGATTGCAGGAACTGCTGTAACTAGAGCAGATTCAGGTACGGTTACTTCAGCAATGATTGCTGATGGCACTATTGTTAATGCTGACATCAATGCTTCTGCAGCAATAGCACCAACTAAAATTGATGGTACTGCTGCAACTTTGCTTGGAACTCAAACTTTATATAACAAGACTTTAAGTAGTCCTACTATAAATACTCCAACAGTTTCTTATCCAACAGTTACTGGTGGAAGTCTTAATAGCGTTTCTTTGGCTTCAGACCTAGCAGCAGGTGGCTACAAGGTAACTGGCTTAGGTGCACCATCAGCATCAGCAGATGCTGCTACTAAGAACTATGTAGATACTGCTGTAAGTAATTTACTAGATTCAGCACCAGGTGCACTAGACACCTTGAATGAGTTGGCTGCAGCGTTAGGTGATGACCCTAACTTCTCAACTACAATTACCAACTCTATTGCAACTAAACTAGCCTTGGCTGGTGGCACTATGACTGGTGCTATTGATATGGGTTCTAACAAGATTACAACTTTAGGAACTCCAACTGCTTCAACTGATGCAACTACTAAGGCTTATGTTGACGGTATCTTGGGTTCAGCAACAGATGCTGCTACAAGTGCTGCTGCTGCTGCAGCAAGTTACGATGCATTTGATGATAGATACTTAGGTTCTAAGGGTTCTGACCCAGCAGTAGACAATGACGGTGATGCATTAATAACTGGTGCTTTGTACTGGAACTCAACTGACAATGTATTAAAAGTTTACGGTGGTGCTTCTTGGTATGTATCAAGAGGCTTAATCATCTGTACTTCAGCCACTCAGCCAGCACACTCTGAGGGACAGTTAATCTATGAAACAGATACTGACTTAGTAAAAGTTTCTGATGGTTCTACGTGGAATGAAATCTCTGGTGGTGGAGCAAGTGTTTCGTACCAAGATTCAGCACCTACTGCAGAAGCAGTTGGAGAGTTGTGGGTTGATTCTGATGCTACTGCATCTGCACTTAACACTAATGATTTTGTCCAAAAGACAGATATATATTCTGAAGCAATTCATCCGTTCGTATTGATGGGAGCCTAATGGCAAAGAAAGCATACGTTTACTCAGGAACAGATTGGGTTCCATTAGCGAGTGAGGTGACTGACCTTACTCCTTATCAGACCATTGCTAATTCACAAGCACCATTTAGAAACCTAGTAATCAATGGTGCTATGCAGGTAGCACAAAGAGGAACATCAACTGCAAGCATTACTACTGCTGGTTATTACACAGCAGATAGATGGAAAACCGTAATAACCACACAAGGTACTTGGACTCAAACAGTAGAAAACGATGCACCAACAGGTTCAGGATTTGCTAAATCTGTCAAAACACTTTGCACTACTGCTGACGCTTCACCTGCTTCTGGTGACTTAATAAGATTTGAAACTTCTTTAGAAGGTCAAGATTGTCAAAGGATTCGTCAAGGAACATCTGAAGCACAACAATTAACACTTCAATTTTGGGTTAAAGGAAATGTAACTGGAACTTATATAATTGAATTGAGAAATCTTGATGCTTCAAGGTCTATTTCTAAGTCTTATACAATAGATGCATCAGGAACTTGGGAAAAGAAAACAATTACATTTCCTGCCGATACTACTGGAACATTTGATAATGATAATAATCAATCACTTGTTTTACATTTTTATTTAGGTGCTGGTTCTGACCTTACTTCAGGTACATTAAATACTGCTTGGGGTTCAAGAGTTGCGGCTAATGTTGCCGTAGGTCAAACCAACCTAGCATCAGCCATTAACAACTACTGGCAGATTACAGGTGTGCAACTAGAAGTAGGTGCAGTTGCTACTTTGTTTGAGTTTAAGCCTTATGCTCAGGATTTAAGAGAGTGTCAAAGGTACTTTCAAAAATCTTTTGCTGATAATACTTATGGCGGAACAGCAACTTCAGTTGGTATGAGAACTGGATATTCTCAAAGCACAAGTTTTGCTGCAGCCTTTAGTGGTGTATTTGCAACAAATATGAGAGCAGCACCAACAATAACTCTTTATGATAGTCTTGGAAATACAGGAAAAATAACTTCTATTAATGACGGTACTCACGATGCTGCAGCAATAGTGGACCCAACAGAAAATGGTTATTACTATATTAATGGTAGTGGAAGTTTAACAGCAAATCAGTTTTATCGTTGGAATTTTTACGCAAGTGCGGAGTTGTAAATGTTTAAAAAATTAACAATAGACGGAATAGTAAAAGCAATTATCAGAGAATCAGATAGTGCTTCTATCCCTTTTGACCCAGCAAACACAGACTATCAAGCCTACCTTGCTTGGGTAGCAGAAGGTAACACCGCAGAGGAGTGGACTAATTAATGACATCTAAACCAATGTACGTATGGGATGGTGCTAACTGGACACCAGTTGGACCAGTAGTCCCACAGACTCCTATAGCCTACCAAGCCTCTGCCCCTGTAAGCCCCTCTACAGGCGATATATGGGTGGATTCAGACGGTGATGTGGGTACCTTTGATAGACAACTAGTACGCTACCGTTTCGTGGCTTCAGGAGGCGAGACAAGCCTTTCTGGGGTAGATGCCAATGGCTTTACTTTGGCTTATGTTCCAGGTGCTGAGCAGGTATAT